CCGTTTGCGTCGGAACGCGAAGGCGGCACCGGCAGTGCCGTGATGAGTGGAATCGGCATCAGATCAAGCCCTCAATGTCGAGCGTGCAATAGTTGTGCGTCGGGTAGGCAACGTCGATTCGGAAGTCCTTGTAGAACCCGAAGATGGTGAGCGGCTCGTAATCGAGCGCGTCCGCAGTGACATAGACGCAGGGCGTCGAGCGGAGCGCGGCGAGCGTGCGAAAGACGCGGTTTGTGCGCTCGCGCTCGAAGGCGAGCTTGGCCGTCAGGCGCTTTGCGTACTTGCGCTTGGTGATCGTGACAACGCCGAACTCGTCCGTCTCCTTGCGCGAGTAATCGACGATCCCGAGGGTTGCGCCGTACTCCGTCGCGCCGAGGTCGGTCGCCTCGCCAACGACGAGCGCGCCGCACTCCACCGTCGCCCCGGTGAGCGTCACGGCCACGGTGTAGCCCGCGCCGATGTACAGGCCCGGGAAGACGATCTCCGAGCGCGCGACGGGGTCGGTGAAGAAGTAGTCGTACCAGGACAGCAGGACAGTCGTGTCGGGCGAGCGTGTCGTCGTGTAGGTGATGGTCGAGGCGGGGTCGCGGACCTCGACGGTGATCGACTGCGCGTCGACTTCGAGCAGCGCGAGCGCCGTTGCGTAGCCGGGTGCGAGGACAACCGACAGGGAGCCGGGGGCGCTCGTCACAGATCCGACCTCCGAGTCGAGCATCCGCCAGCGGTTCGTGGATCCAACCGCGACCCAACGCGCCGGTGTGTTCTCGGGCAGGCCCGCGTGGGAGCCAACGACGATCGCCTCGTAGACCTTGTGTGTCGTCGTGCGGATGACCCGGTCCCCGACGGCGTAGGACCACGCGGCACTCCACGCTGGGTAGTCCGTCTCGGGCACCGTCGAGGAGATGAGGACCGCGTCGGTGATCGGGTTCGGCTTGATGACGTACATGGTCAGGGAGCTCCGCTGCCGCCGTTGACCTCGGCATAGGTCGGCGGCATCGAGTCTCCGTCCCAACGCGCCAGGATCCGAGTCGTCTCCGCCGTGCTGGCCGCGACCGCCGCGTTCGCGGCGCGAAGCTCCGCCCGAAGCTGGCCAAGCTCCTCGCGCAGCGCGGTCTCCACCGCGTTAGTCGCGGTGACGTTGGCCTGCCCGATCGGCAGCACCGCCTCGACGACCGGCGCGATGCTCACAGGCGCCACCGTCGGCACACCAGGCAGCGCCGCATTGGCGCGGATGTCGACGAACCCCGCTGTCTCGCCGAGCGAAGCGGCGACCTGGGCCTGAGCCCGCGCGAAGTCCACGTCCGAGGCCGAGGTCCGGCGCGCCGCGTCGATCAGTGTGCGCGCCGCCTCTGGCAACTGCTGCGCGGCGCTCATGTCGCCGGCGCGCGCCTGAGCGGTCAGCGTCGCGAAGTCTCCGAGCGGGTCGTTCGCCATCTCGCCGCGGATGCGGTTGACCTCATCGAGCAGCGAGGCGCCGACACCGGCCCAGGCTTCACGGACCCGCCGGGCCTCCTCGACGCGCGCCTCGGCCTCGCGGACCGCCGCCTGGGCCGACTCGTTCGCGGCATCGCTGGCCGCCTGCGCCTGTTGCTCGGCGTAGCTCGCGGCGACGGCGTACTGCGGCGCGACCTGCAGCAGCGTCGCGTACGCGCGCCGGCCGTAGTCGGTCGTCAGGTCCATCGCCTCGACCAGGCCGCGGAACTCCGCCCGCGTGCCGGGCAGCGCGATGCCGAGCGGCGCGAGCGCTTCCTGCACGGTGCTCGTAGCCATCCGGGCCCGCTCGGCGTCATCGTAGAACGACCCGAGAAAGCTCGACGCGGCCTGCGCGAACTGGTCCGCGCCGCCGAACAGCTCGAGCAGCTTGCTCGCCGCATCGCCGCCGGCCGGGCCGATCGCGAGGAGCGCCTGGTTGAGCGCCCCGAGGGTAGCGTTGACCGAGGTCAGCGAGCTCGACAGGCGCGTGAGCGTCTCCGAGGCCGACTCGCCCTCACGGGAGAACGCGGTAAGCGCCTCGCCCAAGGTCCCCGCGAGGCCATCTGCGAAGCCCTGGACAGCCTCGGAGACCTTCTCCTGGATCTGCTCGGCGGACAGGCCGCGCGTGTCGATCCGCAGGGCCTGGGTGTACGTCTGCAGTGCGGCCACCGGCAGGCCGAGTGCCTCGGCGTAGCCCGACACTGCTGTCCGGGTCTGGCTCACCGCATCGGAGATCCCAGACTGAAACGTCGGGTCAAGCGCTGACGTCGAGCGCCCGCCGCCGCCGATCTTCCGGCGAAACTCCTCGAACGAGTTGCCCTCGAAGCCGGCCGCGCCGCCCAGAGTGCCCTCGATGCCGCTGGCCGTAACCCGCTTCTTCGTGAGCGAGCGGATGATCTTGTACGCGGCGATCGCGGCGAGCGCGTACGGGGCGGCCGCGCCAATCGCCATGCCCGCGCCGCCGAGGACCGAGCCGCCCGCCGCGAGCGAGCCCGCCGCGCCCATGCTCGTGCCGAGCCCGACGCCCGAGAGCGAGGACATGAGGCCGGTCGAGGCAAACGAGCCGAACGTGCCGGCGGCGCCCGCGAGCCCGCCGAGGGAGGATCCCGCCGAGAGCATCGAGCCGGCGCCGCCTCCGCCGCCACCACCCGCCATCGCGGAGCCGGCGCCACCAAGACCCAGCCCGCCGACTGCTGCCTGGATCACCGGCCGCAGCACCAGGTTGTTGAACATGCCCCGCAGCGAGTCGCGCAGCGTCGAGAAAACATCCTTGCCCGCCTCCGCCGCGCGGAACAGGCTGTCGACCAGACCCTGCTCGATCTGCTCGCCGGTGCGCTTCCACTCGTCGCGCACGCGCTTGGCCGCCTCGACCTCCGCCTCTCGGGCGGCCCCCTCGCGGCGCGCGTCGATCAGCTTGCGCGTCAGCGTGATCTGTTCGCCGAGCAGGTCGAGCTCGCCGGAGGCCTCACCCTTGCGGACGGCCTCCGCGTGCGCCTCCTCGAGCGTGGCGAGCGTGAGCTCCTCGCGGGCGATGCGAAGCTGGGTCACCTGCTCGGAGGTCAGTCCGATCTCTTCGGTCGCTTCGCGCTGCCGCTTGACCTCTTCGGCGAGCGCGACGACGGTCTTCATCGCCGCGTCGTGCCGCTGATCGTAGGCCTTGGCGAGAGCGGCCTGGCGCTCGGCGATGGCCTCGTCGGCCATCCGCTCGGCCTCTTCGTACCGCTTGAGCCGCTCGATCGCCGCCTTCGCGTTGCCGTCGAGAATCTCGCGCTGCCGCTTCGCCGCTTCCTCGACAGCCTTAGAGCCAGACTTCGCGCGCTCGTCGGCATCGCGCTTGAGCTTGTCGATGTCAGGCATCACCGGCTTGTCTGGGGTCGGAGCGCGGTTCGCCATCGGGCCGTCGACAGACTCGATTCGACCGAGGGACGCGCGAAGTTGCCGCTCAAGCGCCTCGACCTTCTGCTGCGCGTCTAGGACTGCGACCTGGTTGACTCCGAAGATGGAAGACCCGCGTTCCGCGCGTTCCTGCGACTCACGTGCTCGGGCCAGCTTCGCGGCCAGCATCTGCGCGTTGTCCGACTGGCTTGCATTCGCGCCGGGGATGGTCTTGAGCGTTTCGACGAACGAGAGGCCGTCCTTGTTGGCCGTTCGGAACGCCTCGGCGATCGCGTTGATGCCCGTCAGCAGCGGAGTCCAGAACTTGGCGTTGGCCTGGTCGAAGTCCGAACCGACGCGCTTGAGCATCTTGTCGAAGCGGTCCCCTTCTGCGACAGCCTTCGCCAACGCCTCGTCGACCTTGCCGGTGCCCTCGGCAAGATCGTTGAACATCGGCAGCGTTGCGGCGCCCGTCTTCCCGAGCCCGGCGAGGAACGCTGCGGACTTGCTCGTACCGTCGGCGAAAGCGGCCTGCGCCTTGGCGACCTCGCGCATCACAGCGTCGACCGGCCGCAGGTTGCCTGCAGCATCGGTCGCGGACACGCCGAGGACTTTGAAAAACTGCGCCTGGGCGGAGGTTTGATCGCGCGCCTCCTGCATCGCCTTGGCCATCTTGACCGCGGCATCGGTAACGTCAGCCATGCGCGCGCCAGATGGTGCTACGTCGGACAGCAGCCCTGTCAGGTCGCGCACTGACGCCCCGGTGATCTCGGCGGCATCCTGAATCGACGCGAGGTAATCCACCGCGCGCCGCGCCGACTGCGCGAACGCCTGCACCACCAGCGCGCCGCCGATCGCCGCGATCGCCTCGGCGGCCACCTTCGCCGCGCGCTGCATGCTGGCTGCCGACGCCTGCACCGTGCGATTCGCCTGCTCCATGTCCGTGCGCAGCCGGGCCACGTTGGCGCTCATCTCTATGACGAGGTTGCTGATGACTGTCATCTCAGTGCTCCACTTTCCTCACGCCCCGGCCTTTCACTGCCGCGGCTCATTGACAGCCGTCAGCGCCGCCCGATCGATCGCAAGGAGCGTCTCGACCTCCCACGGGGTGAGGCGTACTCCGAACACGTCCTGCCATGCGGCGATCTCCGACAGCGTGATCGGCCCGATCCCAATGCCGCCTGGGACGCGCGCTCCGGACAGCTCGGTGAAGGCCTGCCACAGCGCCTCGGCGCCGGGCGGCACCGGTGGCACCTGCAGCTCCGGCGGCCTCTCGCCCGTCGCGCGGGCGTGGGCCTCGAGGTGGTCGCGCTCCGTCGTTCCGTCCCGGCGCCTGCGCCCGAGGCGGAACACCGCTTCCGCGTGCGCGATCAGGTGGCCGCGGAGCGACGAATGAAAAGCTCGCGGTCGCCGATCGCCGCTTCGAGCTGCTCCACCAGCCAGCCCATCGTCGGGTCGCGGTACAGCTCAAGCGCGGCGGCCTTGGAGAAATCGACGGCGCGGCCGGCGTCGTCCACGTAGCCCTTCCACCCGAGGGTGTACGCGGCCAGGTTCTCGTGCTTGGTGGCCTCGGCCTCCTCGGGGTCCGGCATCTCGATCCGGCCGGTCTTCTCGTAGCGCTTGAGCGTTTTGCGCGACTGCGCGAAAGCGATGCGCTTGCGCTCGGGATGCTCGGGGCCTGCGATCTCGAAGGTGACGCCGAGCGGCGCGCCGTCGGCCGGATCCTTGATCTCGACGCTCGCCGACTCGGCGAGCCTGATGCTGCGGAGGTTGTTCATCTTCGTGTCCAGGTCAGGCCAGGGAATCGCAGATCGAGATCGTGGTCGCCTCGTTTCCGCCGCCGCTCGAATCGAGCAGCGCCGTGAATGCGTGGGTGCGCACGATGCCGCCCTCGCCATCGCCCTTGTCGCTGCTGTTCAACTTCACGCGGGTCATTGCGATCGACACGAACTCGGCCGCCGCGCTGTTGTCAGTCGTCATCGCCACCAGCAGCTGCGTCTGCGTCTCGTCCACGAACGCATCGCGCAGCACCGCATCCTCGAAGTACGCCGAGAACGACCCCGAGACCAGCACGCGGCCGGCGAACTGTGACGGCACGATGTTGGCGCCGACCACCGGGTCTCCGGTGAAGCTGGCCGCGATGTCGATCGACAGGCCCGTGACGATCGCCAGCGTCTGCGAGCCGACGCGCAGCACGCCGTTGACCGCGGCCACGATGCCCGACGTACCCGCCGCCGTCGGCGACGTGAAGTACCGGGTCGCCTGGCGGTTCCTCAGATCCTGGCCGGCGACACCGAGGCTCACCGTCGCCAGCCCCGTGGGCGGCAACTGCAGGGCAGCGCTCACGAATTTGCAGCCCGAGTAGACCTCGCACTGCGGCACGTCCGGGAACCACTCCTCGATGCTGTACGACTGGTCGGTGTGACCGGTCAACGGGATGAATGTACGCTTGCCCGGCGACGACCAGGTGGCCAACGCGATCGGGCCCTCGGCGAACAGCGCGGTGCCGTTGAGCACGACGACGGTGAGCACGGTCGGCGTCATCGCGACGACGAACAGGTTCTTGTTCAGGTTGAGCGCGTTGAACGTGCCCACGCTCAGACGGCCGACCGAGCCCACGCGGATGCCGTCGGTGATCCACGAGCCAGCGGTCCGACTGATCGCCCAGGCGCCGAGGCCCGCAGCGGCGACCGTGATGGACAGACCCGTGACCGCCGCCACCGCCGCGAAGTCGCGCTTGAGCAATGAGCCCAGATACGGCGCGTAGGACCCGGGCGAGAGTTCGCCGTTCAGGGTGCCGGAGACTCGACGCACGCCGTGCCGCATGTCGGCGCGCTGCAGGTCGGGGCGCAGCTCGTTGGACTCGTAGGTGTCCTTCTGCATCTGCATCGCGAACCCCACGCGGCGCAGTAGCTGCGCGCCGGTTGCGGTCGGCACGGTGCCGTAGACGGATTCCTGCTTGATCGAGATCTGCTTGAATACTTCTGATGCCTGAGGCATGGGGTACTCCGTGAGGGTCGGTTATTCGAACCAATGGACCATGTAGTCGGTCGTCGCAAGCCACACGCCCGCGTCGTCGTCGAAGTCGATCTCGGTGCCGAAATCTCGGACCACTGAGACGACCTGATGCCCTGCGACAGCGCCGGATCGAAGATCGAGCGCGGTGCGCACTGCTGCGCGAAGCGCGTCGACCTCGGCGGGTGTGGCAGCGAGCGTCACGGCCGACAGGCGCGAGCGCATGAGCTGCGGGCCGGCCGCAGCGTTGATCGGCGGTACCGGGAGACTCGTGATCCGGTAGACGACGGCCGGCATGGCGGTGTTCTGCGGCAGGCGTGAGAGCGCGCGGCGGGTGCCCACGATCGCGGTCACCGCCGGATGGTTCAGGAGGCCCGCGGCCAGCGTCGAATCGCTCATGCCTTGCCTCCGGGCATCTTGGCGACCTCGCGCGGCACGCGGACCCGCAGGTACTCGGCCACGCGATCGATGGCGGCCTGCGACTTGCGGTCGAGCGCGTCACGCATGAAGCGGCGCGGGCGCACGCCTGGGTGTGTCACCCCTTCGCGCAGGCCGCTACCGAGGGACAGCGCGCCGGCCTTGGAGGGCTTGATGCTGTACGCACGGCGCTTGGACTTCGACCCGGTGCCGGTGTAGTAGCCGCCCGAGCCGAACTCGATGATGTGCGCGTACCAGGCGGTTTTGTCGCCAGCCACCACGTCGACGCGGATCCAGCCGAACTTCGCGGACCGGCGCTTGAATCGGACCTTGACCGAGCGCACCAGCGCGCCCGACTTCACCGCGCCAGCGGCGACCAGGTTCTCGCGGGCCGCGTCGGCGATGACGGTCTGACCGGCGCGCAGCGCGCCCCGCATCACGTTGCCCTCGATCTTTGCCGGGAGCTCCTTGAGCATCCGGTCCAGTGCGGCCAGGCCCTCGACGCGTACCTCATTCGCCACTGAGAGACCCCTCGGTGCACGCGAAGATCAGCATGCGGTGGCCTTCGTCGACGTCGCGCGGCGCGTGCAGGTTGAACAGCCTCGTGCCGTACTGGATGCGCCAGGCTGCAACCTCGATCGCCGCAGCGATCAGCGGGTTCCAGCGCACCGTGACGTCGTGCGAGATCGAGGCGCCGACCTCGCTCGCGCGCAGCCGCTCGCCGGTGGAGATCGGGCGCACCCGGGCCCAGACCGTCACCACGTCGTCCCAGCCTGTCGTCGGGTGACCGTAGGCGTCGAGCGTCGTGCGCTTGCGCTGGAACGTCACCCGCCGGTCGAGCAGGCCGGCCTCCGGGGCGTTCATGCCAACTGCACCCGATGCTCGTCGAGCAGTCGGTCGGCGAAGCCGTGCGGGCTGGCAGGCTTGTCGCTGTCCGCCTCGCGGAACCGGTACAGCGCGCCGAGCCTGAGCAGGATCCACGCCCTGATCGACTCGGGCGCGCTCGCCCAGCCCGCCTGGTACTGGATCTGCACGCCGCCGAACTGCACCCGGGCCGCAGGCCAGGTCACGTTGTAGGCCGGCCGCAGCAGCGCGTCGACGCGGGTGTCGTCGAGCACGTAGTTGGAGCTTGCCCAGGTGGTGAGCGTGCCCGTCGTCGGGTCGACGTACCTGACCGAGTCGATTGCCGTCACTGGCCCGAGCGGCAGAGTCACGTCACCGCACGGCCACTCGTCGAGGAACAGCGCCAGCACGGTCGGCGGGATGGTCCGCTGCAGGACGTGCTCGCAGTCCTGGCGCGCGGCCTTGAGCATCGACGTGATCGCGAGATCCTCGTCACTGGTATCCACGCGCAGGTGCAGCTTCGCCTCGGCAAGCGTGACCGGCTCGGTGGCCGGCGGGGTGATGACCTTGATTCCCATCTCTCACCTCACCGGACGCGGCGCTGCTCAGTCCGCCGGATGCTCGAGCGACCGTGCGTAAGCGATGGCCGCCTCGGAGTCGTCGACCAGCCCTGCGGCGCGCATCCCAGGCACCTGGCCGGACGGCACGAGCACGAGGCGCCCGGCGATACCGCCGTGGGTCGGCAGATCGCACAGCGCGCGGACTTCCACCGGCGCCTCGGCCTCGGTGTCGTCCGATGCGCCTTCCTGCTGCTTTTTGGTCATCTTGAGATCTCCTGTCGTGAAAGAGGATCGACTGCGCGGCCGAGCGCGAGGCCCGGCCGCGCGAGGTCGATCAGGCTGCGGACTGCTGCAGCACCCGCACCGGGTTCGTGCCTGCGTCCACCAGGCGGCCGTCGGCTCGCTGGAAGCCGATGAACGCCACCTGCAGCGCGTCGGCAAACCGCTCGTTCAGGCGAACGACCTGCGGGCCCAGCACCTCGCGGATGAGGTACTTGCTCATGTCGCCGAACGCGACCGAACGCGCGTTTGCAGCCGGTACCGGCATGCTCTGGTTGATGACGATCGGGTAACCCATGAGCGTGTCGGGCGCGCCTGCAACCGCACCGCTACCGGTTTGGTAACCCGGCACGAAGATCGGACGATTCTGTGTATCGACGATCAGTCGGATCTGTTGCAGCGCGGTGTCGGACATCATCCAACGCGCGCCGGCACGCCGATACGTCGGGTCGACCGAGTGCTCGAGCTGCACGAGGCCGGGGTAAGTCAGCGTGCTGGTGTTTCCGGTCGGCAGCGTGACGCCGATGCTCGCGCCGACAGTGGCGTTCACGATGCCCGCCGGCTGGCCGGTTCCGGTGCCCAGCGTGAAGTGGGTGTTCTCGATCCGGGCCAGGCGGATCGCGAGCTGCTGCGCGAGCCAAGTCCCCATGTCGAACTGCGTGTCCTGCAAAAGCTGGTACGACACCGGCACGAGGCCCGAGGCGTACATGAATGCGCGCAGCGTGATCTGCGCGAACGTCACGTCGAGCGTGGCCATCTGCGTGTTCTCGGCGAGGATCACGCCACTGTTGCCGGTGTCGTTGTTCGTCGGCATGGGCATGTCGGCGCCCGTCCCCGTGCGGATGATCGTCGCGACATCACGCACGCCGCCGAATTCGCGCAACGCGGTTTCGAGCACCGCCAGGAACTCCTGCGGCACGGTGAAGCCGCCGCCTGCGCCCGTGCCGATGCCCGCGCCCTGGACCTGACCGATTCGGCTACGCGCAACGGCACGCAGGTCGTCCGGCATCTCCTGCAGGCCGTTGCGGGCCCACGAGAGGAACGCCGCCATGTCCTGCTCGGCGGAGCCCTGCGCAGCCACCAGCGACTGGCCCGAGGTGTCGGCGCGCCGGTCGATCGCTGCGTTCACCGACGCGTCGACCTCGAGCGCCCGCTCGATGCGCTTCAACTCGGCATCGATGCGGTCGATATCAGCGTAGGCGTGATCCGCCTTGGCCGTGCAGTCGGCGGTCCACTTCTCGCCGGTGTTGTCTTCGATCAGCTTGCGGACATCGGCAGCCACCTGCGCGCGCTGTGCCCGCAGCTCGTTGAGCCGCTTCTTCATGGGAGATCCTTGTCAGAAATTAAAAAGGGCCCCGGATGGGGCCCTCTACGCCTGCACGCGCAGGGGTCAGGTGAGCGCGAGTTCTCGCGCGCGTTGGACCGCGAGCCTGCGCTCGTGGTCGAAGTCATTGGTCGGCGCCGGGGCCGGGGCCGTAGGCGGCGACGCCGGGGCCGGGGTGGCAGCAGGCGGGGCCGCGGCCAGCTTCGGGGCGCGGCCGTAGACCGACAGGTCCCACGCGGCCTCGACCCGCTCGCCCTCGGCGATGCGATCCGCGAATCCTGCGTCGACAGCTTCCGCCGCGGTGAACCAGGTCTCGGCCGCCATCAGCTCGGCCATGCGGGCCTTTTCCTGGCCGGTGCGCTTGGCGTACTGCTCGGCGATCGAGCCGTCGACCTTCTGCAGCAGCGCCGCCGCGCCGAGCATGTCGCCAGCGTTGCCCATCGCGATCGTCCACGCCTGGTGGATCATCCACATCGCGCCGTCCGCCATCACCACCTCGTCGGCGGCGATCGAGACGATCGTCGCCGCGCTCGCCGCGTAGCCGTCGACGTGCGCCTCGACACGGATGCCACGGGCCCGTGCGTCGCGCAGCGCCTGGCCGATCGCCTGGCCGGCGAACACGTCGCCACCGGGCGAGTTGACCCGGAGCCGGATCGTGCCGGCGCCGACCGCCGCGATGTCGCGGACCATCGTCGCTGCGGCGACACCGCCCCACCAGGACGCCTCGGCCTCCGAAGACACGATCGAGTCGTACAGGTACAGCGTGGTCACGCCGTCGGCCGCCGCCACGGGGCGCGCGGCAAGGGCTGGCGCGCGGCCACGATTACGCAGCAGCAGCTGCAGCAGGTTGTGCATTCGGGGTTCCCCGGTTGATCTCGTCGCCGCCCTCGATGGGCGGCATGTTCTCGAAACGGCGGACCTCGTTGACCGACATCCAGGCCGGCTCGCCAGCGCGGCCGAGCGCCATCCGATAGCTCTCGTTCTTCGCCTTGGTGTCGCCTTGTTCGAGGCCCGCGCGGTTGAACTCGACGAAGTACCGCTCGCGCAGCGGCCAGAACTTGTGGTTCAGCTCCTGCTCGAACTTCTCCAGCGTGCGCTGCAGCGTGAACTTCAGGAAGCCGCGGCCCATGTTCTCGACGCCAGCGCCCCAGCTCGTGGTCTTGTCGGTGTGCCCGACCATGAATGGCGGCACGCCGTAGAACCTGCAGATGTCCTCGACCTGGAAGCCGCGCGTCTGGATCAGCTGCTGATCCTCGGCCGTCATCGACAACGGAACGGGCTTCAACCCGCCCGACAGTACGATCGGCCGATGCCCGTTGGCCGCGCCCCCGTGCCGCGCAGCGAGCGAGGCATACAGCAGCTCGGCCTGGTCCTTCGACAGCCGCGCGTCGGTCGTAAGCGCATAGTCCGGCCGCGCACCGTTCGAGTAAAACGACGACTGGAACAGCTCGGACGCCAGTGCCAGGCCGATCGCGTTTCGGCCCGCCGCGCGCACCGGCGACGCTCCGCGCTGCATGTCGTTGTCGAGCAGGATGCACGGCACATGCAGCATGTCCGCCGCCGGTACCGTGCGAGGCTGCGCGCGCTGGGCGTACTCGAAGACATCGTAGACCCGCCCGAAGTCGCGCGTGTCGCGGATCATCACGCGGTCCGGATTGATCGGGCGGAGCTCGACGACCTCGCCCGTCTGCACCGCGCGCGGTCCGACGCGCCGCCGAACGATCTCGCAGAACGCATTCCCCTCGAGCAGGTAGCTCGTCAGCAGGAACTCCCAGAACACCGCGGCCGACATCTCCTCGTTCGGCCGCTCATTGAGCAGCCACCAGTAGGCATGATCGGCGCCGGCCCGCAGCCCGCCCTCGCCGCGCTGGTATACGGGCAACGGCAGCGAGGCAACCGACCCGGCGAGCAGCGAGACGCACGAGTAGACGGTCGAGACCATCATCGCAGTCCGGTCGGAGACGATCGGGCCGGCTGCCGACGGCAGCGCGCCGAGGGCGGCCGCAAGCTCGGCCTGGGTGATCGGGCCGGACCCGCGCTCGAGGCTGCCCTGCGGTGCGCGCAGCGCCGCCCAGGCGCCGGCCAGTCGGTCGCGCAGCGTCATGTGTAGATGGCGACGCCGCCGCTCACAGCCTGCGGATTCAGGGCGAGCAGCGTTGCCGCGTTGAACAGGGCGAGCAGCGGATCGATCTTCGCCGTGCCAGCCGCTTGCTTAGTGATAACCACAGCGTTCCCCCTTGCTTCGACCTTCGCGTTCCCGACGCACCAGGTCATGAGCCGACCGCCGCCGTGCCACAGCGCGCGCTCGGCCAGCTTGCGTTCGCAGGTCTTGATCGCGCCAGTCAGGCGCCAGCCCTGCGAGATCCCCGTCACCAGCTCGGCCGGCACGTCCGCAGCCTCGAGGGCCTCGAGCACGCCGCCAATGCCGTGCGGGTCGACGCCGATGCCAGACTTCTCCGGCAGCAGGCCGGCTGCGTGCACCCGCGCCACGATCTCGGCGACCTGCTGCACGTCGTCGCCGATCTGCTTGACCATCACCAGGTCGCCGTCGGCCTCGAAGTCGGCAAGCCGCGGGGCGATCTCCTTGCGGCGCTCGAGCACCGACGGGTGCGCCCAGGCCCGCGTCCAAGCCAGCCAGCGGCCGGTCTCGCGCTCTCGACCCGCCACGCACAGCCCGAGCAGGTCGTCCAGACCGCCGCCGTCGATGCCGACCACGCACACCTCGCAGCGCTCGAGCACCTGGTCGAGCGTGAGGCTGCCGGCCAGCGCCTGGGCGGGCCAGAACTCCGCGCCCGCCCATCGGTCGGAGTGCAACGCAAGGCCGATCTCGATGTTCAGGTGCTGTGACGCCCAGCGCCGCCACTCTGCCTCGCCGGCTGCGCGAGCCTGCGTAGCATCCTCGACCAGGCGTTCGACCGTGATCGACCGGCCGTTGTTGGGCGTGACCATGTGCCAGTGCGCCGGGTCTTGCCAGTCCACGTCCTGCGGGAACTCGTACAGCAGCGGCAAGATCGGCGCGACCAGCGTGCCGTCGCGCACCGCGCGGGCCTTCATAAGCTCGGCGCGGAAGACCCCGGCCGGCGCTCGCTCCGACTGCGTGGTGATCGTCAGCAGGAACGCCTCTGGCTGCGACACCAGGCCGCCGCGCAGTTGACCGATGACGCGATCCGCGTCGTGGGCCTCAGCGATCACGTGCAGCTCGTCGATCAGCACGCCGGCCGGCTTCGATCCGGTCACGACCTTCGGATCGAAGGACTTCACCTTCAGGAACGCACCAGTCGGCCGATAGGTCAGCTTCTTGATGTGCTCCTGCACGTGGAACTTCACGGCCAGCACCGGGTCAGCCTCGACCATCCCGACCGCCTGGCGGAACGCGAGGCTTGAGACCTCCTGCGTCGGCGCGACGATCAGGTACTCGGCGCGGGGCCGCCGCGACATCAGGACCGCGGTCAGCATGATCGCGGCGCCGGCCGTGGTCTTGCTCGACTTCTTCGGGCAGAGCGCGAACACCTCGCGGATGTGCCGGACGTCTGCGACCGGATCGTATGACCCGAACAGTGCGCGCACGATGTCGCGCTGCCACTCGCCCGCCGCATCCTCCATCATCGGCCGACCGGGAACGTCCGGAAGCCTCAGGCGGTTGAAGATCGCCACCCCGCGCTCAGCTTCTCCCGCGAGAAGCGGCAGATCCGGTACCAGTGACTGACCGGCCTTGATGCGCTCGCGCCAGTCTGGGACTGCGGTCGGCCAGCTCACTGCAGCAGGCCCTCCCAGCCGGTACCACGCCCGGCGACCTGCGCTGCCTGCCCAACCTCCTCGGCCTTCGAAGACGCCTTTGCGGCCTCCACCTTCGCGTGCACGAATGGTGCGGCCGCCTGCGCCATGCGGTCGCGCCGCGTCGGATCCACCGCCGGATCGCGCATCACGGTCAGCATGTACTCGAGCGGCGACTGCGGCGCGGCCGGTGATGCGGCTACGGCCGCGCGCTTCTTTGGCCCCGGCTTCGGAACCACCGCGGCGGCGGCCTGCGCCTTCACCGCCTTCGTCGAAGTCCCGTTCCGGCTTCCCTTCGGGCGCCCTGCGCCTGGCCGCGCCCCGCCTCGTGCCATTTTGAAATCCTGTTGATTCGAAAGTCGAGAATTCAATCGCCGAGGCTCGAATCCCTGGATGGGTAGGCATGCGGTACCCGTCTAGAAGGCCCCAGCCATCCGACGCCCCCCCCTATGGTGCACGGCGGCCTGCCTGGCGGCGGCGCGCCTCATCGGCTGTCTTGAGGGCGTGGCACGGCCCGCACGTTGCCGCGAGATTACTGAGCGCGTCGCTGCCGCCTTCCCAGAGAGGCACGACGTGATCGACCTCGGTCGCCGCCTCGACCCTGCCCTGCGACCTGCAGTGCACGCACAGCGGATCCACACTCAGCACCTGCGCCCGCAGCCGCGACCAAGGCCGGCTCGACATCCGGTCGACCTCAAGCAGCGGCGTCGCCAGCCCGGTTCGCAGCGTGCCCACGCGAGGCCGAAGCATCGTCAGGCGCGCCATGTCGAGGCCTCGGTGCGGAAACGACGAAGCCCGCGCAGCGGATGGCCGGGCGGGCTTCGGGGGGCGCTGAGACACGAGGTCCAGCGAATAGGAATGGGTCGCATATTCGGCAGTCATGCGGAATGCGTCAAGCGGAAAGACTCACAACTTCGCGGCGCAGCGCGGCCTCGGCGCAGGCCAGGGCCCGCTTGTACCGGGGCTGCAGCCACCGGTGCGCGACCTTGGAGTGGCTCCCCACGGTGTCGCGGTGCACGCCCGCGGTGTCGGCCACGCGCCCCAGGTCGACGCGCTGGCCAGCCCATCGGCGCACGCACGAGTCGCGCAGCACGTAGTGCACGGTGCGCCCCGTGAACGCCTCGACCGCGGCATCGATGACCAGCGTGCGAGCCGCGTCCCATGCTGGCTCCACAGCCCATCCGCTGCAGCACGCACGGCGGCAGGCGCACGGGCGGGCGCGCGAGCCCAGGCGCAGGATCAGCAGGGCCTGGTCGAGCGGGGCGAGCTCGACCATGCAGGCGAGAATCATCCCGGCCTGGCCAGGCGCATCGGCACGGGTCACGATGCTCCTGCCCGCGGGCGAGCCGCGCAGGGCCGCCAGGGTGTCGCGCTGCGGCGACCTGGATCGGACCTGCAGCGCCCAGCGCAGCGCCGACTCGGCGTCGCGGAACAGCGCGTCATCCGCGGCGCTCTCGGGCAGCAGGCGGTCGTCGGCGCTCAAACCCCGGTCCTTCGGCGCACCAGGCGCTCGAGCTGCTCGCGCTGCGCGGGGGTGGCGGACACCGCGTCGCGGTTGAGCACCGCGCGCAGCTCGTCGGCCGCCGCATGGTCAGGTGTCGAGTGCGGGTGCGAGAACGCGCAGCGCTCCTCGATCTGGCGCGTAAGGCTCGCCATCTGCTGCTCGGTCATGGCTGCGCGCCCCACCACATCGACTCGCGCAGGGCCTCGGCCATCGCGCCGAAGCGGGCGGCGCGCAGCTCGTGCTTGGCCACGATCTCGGCGGCGGCCTTCCCGGATGCGCGCCAGAGGTCTGCCTTCTTGGCCTCGGCCACCTGCTCGGCCAGGGAGAACTCGATCAGCTCGTTCGTGTCCATGCTCGCTCGATACCTGGGTCACGCTGCGGCGAAGAGGTCGGCCTGCTGTGCGGCGGGCTGACCGGCGACCAGCGGCTCGATGCGCACGCTGACGCATGGGGTGGCCCCGTAGACCTTGGTCACGGTCAGGGCCACGATGCGCGAGTCATCGACCCACGCGATGCCGTTGGCGCCGTCGGTGACCGCCTTCGCGATGTTGTCGGCGTCAGGGCGCGACACCGGGTAGACCTCGCCCGCGAGTGCGGCCTGGCGGCGGCGCTTCGACCAGCTCGCCGGGATGGCAAGGGTCGCGACGATGTGCACGCTGAGCGCCTCGTCGAGCGGCAGGCGTCCGGCCATCGCCTGCTGCGCGAACACGGAGACCCTCGACTCGTAGCGCTCGGTCTTGGCCGGCGTGTAAAGCCGGGCCTTGCCGCCGATCGTGGTGGCGCGCGGGCGGCCCTTGGCGACGGCATCGCCGGGGATCTCGAAGCGGATCGCCGTCATGCTCATGCCGCCCTGTCCT